CTTTTGTTTGAGACATAATTTCAGCAACCTATTAAGAACTTCGGTGATGTGATTCTTAATATTTCTGTATAGTGCAATTCTATGCGACCCAACTACAGTTCGTTGGCTCCCTCGAAGCACCATGGATTCCCCCAAACCGCAAGTCACACAGGGCTCGCTTTCCAAATTCAGCTACCTCGAACTCGTCGAGATGCATGAAGACCTTGAAGAATGGATGGAGGTCTGGGAGAACCGGCTTCTCCAAATTCAGGAGGAAATCAAAAGCCGTATCGAAAACAACCTTTTGACCAAATGAACCCCTTCAAGCAGGAGAAGTGGGACCTCCGCTTCATGAAGCTTGCCCATGAGGTGGCGAGCTGGAGTAAGGATCCCAGCACAAAGGTCGGCTGCGTACTTGTCAAAGGCAAGAAAGTAGTCAGTGTGGGCTACAACGGTCTGCCCATGGGAGTCGAAGACTCGCTTGAGCGTCTGACTGACCGTGATCTCAAATACGAAATGACGGTCCATGCAGAGGTCAATGCTGTCACAACTGCTGCGCTCCACGGTGTCAGCACTGCTGGTTGCACTGCGTACGTCACTTTCCATCCATGCAGTCGCTGTGCTGCTGTACTTATCAACGCTGGCATTTCAACCGTCGTTGTTGCAGCCCACAACTTCGAGTGCAACCGGTGGCTTGACAGCTTCCGTATGGCCTCATCTTTACTCAATGAGGCCGGAATCGGTCACGAAATTGTAGACATCAACGTCAAATGAACCTCATCACTGCAACTGCCAAGTTCATCGGCCCTTCCTCGACCGAAAGCGGCGTCCGCTGCATGCATGTCGAGATCCAAACCATGGGTGCGAAAGCCAACCCGGTCCCTGTCTTCCTGATTCCCACCAGGGCTGCAGGTGACTCTTTCGTGATCGACGCCTACGAGCCGGGCACCAACCTGATCTTCACTGGGCGTATGTATCCCAGTAAGACCGACTACAAAATGTATGTCGCGCCGACTACACCCATCCAGACTGTTACTGGTGGCGTACTGCTGAACCAGGTTCAAGCTGCTGGTGGCATTGGCTTCATTGCTGAGCAACGCCGCGAAGATCTGTTCGGTTGCGGAATGCTTTGTCAGGCTCCAGCGCAGAAGCTGCTGAACTTCTCTTGGGAGGACAGCGTTCCCCTTCGTTTGGATGCCTGGGGCGATGATGCTGTTCGATTCCAGAAGTTCGTCTATAAGGGTCGCCAACTCGCAATCGGCGGCAAGCTTCGCTACGAAACCTGGCAAGGTAAGGACGGTCCCCGCAGTGCATACAAGGTGCAAGTCAGGGGCGGTCTGTATAGCTTCTTCGGCAAGAACAACCCTGAAAAGACTGCTCCCAAGACAGAGGAACCTGCTCCCCCGGCGACGGCAACCGTAATCCCCCAACCCGTCCCTGGGGGTGACGAAATTCCCTTTTGATTTTATGGCGCCGATTCGAAGGCGCAGCTAACTTCAGATCGAGAGGCAGGGGTCTGGTTTACCAGGCCCTTTTCTCTGTCCATACCGTCGAAACTCATGTCCGTCCTTGACCGTTACCTGAACACTGAGAAGTATCAGGGTGTGATGCGTGAACTCGCTATCGCACAAATCCTGAATGAGAAGACCAAGCCTGGTCTCTTCATCAAACAAAATGCCCTTGACCGTTGCGGTTTTGTTGGTAGTGCCGACGACTTCCCCAACGCGGAGGCCGACTACGAACACGTCTTCAACACTGGAGACACCGAGCGCGGCATGTTCTTCAAGACCCCTCGGATGCTCGTCATCCACGGTGGCAACCCGAAGGACACCACCTTCATCGAGAACTCCAAGAACAAAGGTGAGATTGTGGGGATCTATCCCCAGGACAGCTACCTGTACGACGATTGGGAAGACCAGAACCCTGGTCAGCCCTGCCCTTACAAGCGCCGTCGCCTGATCCTCATCTACCTGGTGAACGAGGATGGTGTCGCTGCACACAAAAAGCCGCTCATCCTGTCCCTCCACGGCGGTGCCTCGAAGGAGTTCGTGACTGCTTACGGTCGCTTCCTCGAGCAACTTGAGGGTGCTTTTAGCGACAAGTACAACCTCAAGAGCGCCACTGGGTTTGACCCCAAGCAGGCTGCAGCTGCCATCTTCACTCCCACCTTCGGGACTGTGATGTACGGCGAGAAGCAGAAGTCTGCCATCGCGGTGCCCAAGACCTGGAAGGAGCCGACCGCCAAGAACCTCGAAGAGTTCTTCCCCAAAAAAGGCGAAGACATCGACTACATCGAGGACGTGCACGAGAGCGTGACTATGGAGGTCTACTGCGCCAAGTTCTTCAAGCAGTGCGAGAAGGAAATTGGCATCAACGCCATCGCTCCCGGCGTGGACCTGAGCAACCTGACCCTCCCTGTCCCTGAAGGTTCAGGTGGTATCCGTGCAATGCTCGCGGCAAAGGATGAAACAGGTGCCATCGAGGGTGGGTTGAAGTAACATAAGTGCGGAATCGTTAGATTCTCTTACTTACCCCTACCCGACACGGGCCTACTGTAGTCCTAGTTCCACACACCACCGCAGGCGAGGGCTCAGTCCCTCGCTTTTTTATTGGTTGTCGTTATCCAAGATATGCTGCATGGCCATGGTTTCGTACTGAACCAGGCGCTTGCAAAGACCACGGATCGCTGCTTGCCGTGCAGTTGCTACTTTCAGGAGCTTGATGGCTGCATCCTTAAGCTCCTCGACATTCTCTGTCGAATCGATTAGCTTAACTATCCGCGCTTCTGTGAACTCGTCCTCAAGAGTTTTGGAGATTTCTAACTCCTCGAAGGGAATCTCTACAATGTCAAACTCTTCGGACATCGAGTTATTGCATAATGATTATTCTAACAATGGGCGCAAGCTTAAATGTTAGCGAACGTGCACAATCTTTAGGAATTCTTTTCTATTGACAAACCTTTTGCGGTGTCTATCATCTGAACACCTCTCTTAAGCCCATGGCTGCCAGGAAGTCCTTCACCAACTCCAAAAGCATCGAAGGTGTTCCCAAGAAAACCTCGATTGGCCACGGTCGTCGCAAGCGTGGCTCCTTCAAAGTCCGAGGACAAAAGCAGTATCGCGGCCAGGGTAAGTGAGAGCAGACGACTGCTTTTACCCACTGCGTCAAAAAGCTGAGCAACTTCCCGACTTCATCGCCTGGGCTATAGGTCAAGACCCAGTCTGGGAAAGCCACTTCGGGTTCGAGGCATTCGAGATCCCTTCAGAGTTCATCGAGCTTGAACCTGCTCTCTCAGAACTGAATAAGATCTGGCCGATTGGTCGGCTGGGCCTGCTCAAGGTGGACGGAATGTCTGTCTATGACTGGCATGTCGACCAGCATCGGCTATCTTGCGTGAACATGCTGTTCAGTGTCAACAGCATGAGTCACACCCTTTTTGGCACTCAGCGGGACCACCTGAACAAGGATGTTGTCGAGCTCATCTACGAGCCTGACACCTTCTACCTGTTCAACAACCAGGTCCTACACACGGTCATCAACCTCGATTCACCCCGCTACCTCTTCTCGTTGTACTTCGAGCAAGAGAAAGATTACTTCGAACTCAAGGATCTTTACAATGGCAGACCGCAAGAGCTATCGGGAAATTCTGGAAGACCAGAAGATGATCGAGGAGCTGATCGAGCTTCCGGGGACTGACGAAGAGGAGCGCCAGGAGCTGGCCTCGCTTTGGCATGACCTGAAGAGCCGTGAAGCCTACAAGTTCGACGCAATCATCGGCGTCATCAAAGAATGCGACAACTGCATTGAACAGTTCACCAAAGAGTTAGACGAACTCCGCACGACTGTCGACTACTGGAAGAACAAGCGTCAGAACGTTATTAACATTATTAAGGCAGCCTATCAAAATCAATTGATAAGCTCGAAGCCTACAGGACTTAAGTACCAGGCCACGATTCGGAACGTTCTTCCTAAGGTTCAGGAGAACTTTGACCAGTGGACTGATGCTGACCGACGCAACTTTGGCATCAAGAAGACAGTAGTCGTCGAAACAGTTCGTGATGGTGAGGTCATCAAAAAGCGTGAAGACGTGTATGCAGACAAGGAAGAGTTGCGTCAAACGCTGATAGATAACCCTTCTCAGGCCCCAGATGCTGCAAGGCTTGTCAGGAGAGTCTCACTTTCGTACGGCTATCGTAAACGTTTGCAAAAGGGTGTTTAGGCACACTTGACCCTTGGCGCTGGCTAGATACGCTTGGTTCGTCCAGCACACGGTCCTTTGCCTTACCTCCGGTGTATTCACCTCTCCAACGATCAATACGAAGCGGAGCTCAAGGACGAGTATGACTTCGACAAGGAATACCGAAACCGCTGGCAGCTCTCCATCAACATGGAAGGCAAGCTCGACATCCCGACAGAACTTCTGGGACGTGTTGGTTGGCGAGATGATGATGTTCTGGAGTGGTTCCAGACTGGACCTGACGAATTTCTTCTAGTTAAGATTGGAAAGTAATGAACAACAACAAGCGCCAGTCCTTTCTCAACTTGATCGAGAACGCAGCAATGCTGGAAGGACGTAACATCCTTTGGGTTGACTTTCCGTACCACAAGCGGCTGGTTGCGCCTGATAAGGAAGTGAAGTCCTATGAGCGAAAGCAACCTCGAAATGCACACTCTTGAAGATGGGTGTGTCCGCGTCTGCCTGACTGAAGACGGTTTTACTGAATGCTGCACGGTGTCATCGATGCACCTTGCCGAAGAGAAGCAGCATCAACTTCGGGCAGCAATCAACAGGAAGGCACTCAACTCTTTGTTTGAGTGATCCTGGATTAGGGTAATTAAGCTTGTCAAGTTGTTGCCACCTCAACAATGAGGCAAGCTAAGAAAGTCAAGTATCGCGGCGAAAAGTCGGAGATCCTGGATTCCATCATCCACGAAGGCTACGAGATCAAGAGCCTGAAGCATGGAAACACAGGACACATCCTATATAAGTTCCCTAGTAAGGCACACGACTGGGAACTTTGCTGGACTATGGACCTGCAGACTGCAAAGTCTGGGGTTTCGAAGTACCTAGCCAAGCACACGGATAAGCCCGACGAGGAGAGTAAGACTCCCGTAGAATCTAATCTAGAAGAAAACTAGGCAGCGAAAGTGGTGCGTCCGGTAATGACTGACCTCATGGATGACTTAGCAATGGGCATCCATGAGTACCTCTTGGAGATCTCGACGCAGTATGGCGGATCGTATTTCGTATTGATCCCTGTTACTGAAGTGGTCAAAAAGTTCGGACGCAACCATCGCACCATCCAACGCCGCATTCAGGCTCTTAAAGATGAGGGGATTCTTGTCCCTGTCATCAAGAGACAAACCATCACCCTTTACGAAGTCAAAGAGCTGGAGGATCAAGCATGAGCGAACAGCCGAATAGTGAAAGAAATCTTGAGATCATCAACTTTCTGCTGTCATCGTTCACCGATAACGGCAAATCTCTCCGTGCTTTCACCACAAATCCGCAAGAGCAGGCCATAACCATTCTGACAGCTGGGTTGTTGGCGAATAGCAAGCTGATGATTAGCCCTGAGGACGCAATTAAATCGGCGTTTGACATCCATTCGCGGATTCAAAAACACGTCCATCAGTTCCAATCGATGCAGTTCCAAGCTAATATCGAAGATTGCTTCCAAGAAAGACCGCCCGAGACTGAACACTTCTAAGGCCGGTCCGTAGATTTAGTACCCGTATTCTCCTGACAACTGCAATAGTCGGTTGTTCGATTATCGGTCCGAGGGTGATACTCGCCTCACGATTAACGGGTCGCGTCACTACAAAACCCCTTACGGTGCCTTACCTTCAGTGACGACAATCCTGTCGGCAACTGGCGGAAACAAGGCTGCACTTGAGCGCTGGGCTAAGAAGAACCCAGGTGGACGTGAAGCTGCGGCTGCCCGAGGAACGAAAGTTCACTCCCTCATGGAGGAATTTCTTCTCGGGATTGAACGGAATCCTGTGATCGATGATCCTGAGATTGCCTCCTTCTGGGAAGGTCTTCCTCAGAATCTTGAGAAGCTGGAGAACGTTATCTGGGCTGAGAACCCTGCCAAGCCAGGCGATTTCGGCTGGACGATGGGCGGGGATGGCATCTCCCGAGTGTGGCACCCAGGTGTCAACGAAGAGGAGAACTGGGGTTGGGCCGGTGCTCCTGACATCGTTGCTGAATACAAGGGCAAGATCGTTCTAGGGGACCTCAAAACCAGTAACGGTCCTTACTACTCGAAGTGGCCTGGGCCAGAAACTCCCAAGAACCAGTACGGAATGCGCCGGGCTGGGTTCATGAAGTACCAAAAGTGCCAATTGCAACTAGCGGCTTACGCCCTGGGGCTTGAGCACACCGTGAACATCAAACCTGAGATCTGCATGACCTTCGTGGCCACGCGGGAAACAGTACAGGTGTTCGCAATCCAGGCCGGAACGATCGAGAAGTACAAGCAGAAGTGGCTGAGCACTGTCGAGAAGTACTACTCAGAGATCCTTCCGGCGCAGAAAGCTGCAGAACTTGAAATGGAAGCTGCAGCTGACGAGGGTTAACTCAAAAAAGTCCTTTGTCAACCGTGATAGCGGTTTACGTGAATTAACGTAAAAGCTTCACAGAAAACGGAAAAGATTCGGATCACTGGTTTTCGTAAGCAGCCGTGATCACTAACCTTTGTCCGGAGCAAATCAAAACCCACAATATCCTACGTGACCGTGCCCGCTCCCGAGCCCAAGCGCCCCCATCTCCACATCGCACCGGGGGAAATCAATCTTGATTTAATCCCTCAGGACTGGGCTCTTACTCCTCTTCGTGAGAAGCGGGCATACACGCCGGGTTGGACATCTACTCCTTTTACGCTCGATCAGATTCGCACCGAGCTTGAGGAAGGTAGGGCTACTGGTATCGGACTTATGTCCGGTCAGTGGTCAAACGAAGGTGGTCTGGTTTGGGTAGATATTGATGGTCCAGCTGCCATCCCTGTTCTTGAAGAACGTGCAGGTGGTCCTCTCGATGCGATCTTCCCCAGCACTCTGACGATTTCGTCGGGTAAAGAAGGCCGTCAGCGGATGCTTTACAGCATCCCTAACTCCAAGATTCCCCTTCTGCCTGACAAGGCAACCATCAAAATCGGGGTTCCGTCCTTCGAGATCCTGTTCAGGTCTCGGCAGGGCGCAATCATGGGCACCCACCCTGATACCGAGGGTTATTTCACAACCAACCACGGCGGTTTTGAGCACGCCAAGAACCCTCCAGAGCTCCCCCAATGGCTCTACGACGAGATCCAGAAGGCATTCCCTACCAATAAGTATCGGAAGCCCGTCACGAGCGGATTCGTCACACAGAACATCAACCTCACTTACGAGGAAGGTTCTACTTTCCATCAAGAAGAATCGATCGCAGAAGCTCAGATTTACCTCGAGCATCTGAGTGTCGATCGTGCAACCGATTACGACGAGTGGGTCGCCGTCGGAATGTGTCTGCACCAAGTCGACGACAGGCTTCTCGAGGACTGGATTGCTTGGTCAGAGAAGGCGCCCAACTTCGAAGAGGGTGTCTGCGAAGGCAAATGGCGTTCATTTGAGCGTGTTCCTGGTGGCCCCAGCCCCGAAGGTTCCTGCGGATTGCATCATCTCAGGGCTAAGGCGAAGGAAGATGGATATATCGAACTTGGAAACTATGTCGTTGAGTCTCCCGAGAGCCTCATCAAGAAAGCCCAAGAATATTTCAGCGATAAGCCGGACGTTATGTCAGAACAGGAGACAGTTGAAGCTGTATTTGAAAGCATCATGGGCTTCCCCGACCGGGAAATGCGTGATGAAATCAATGACCGCAAGAAAAGAGAGCGTCGCCCGAAGAATCCGCCCAGCTCTGAGTTAGCTGAATACGCGACCGAAATGGTGCTCCAGTGCGGGTGGCGTTTCGACCCTCGCTTCGAAGTCTTCATGTTCTACCAACAGAGCAAAGGCGTCTGGCGGCGTGAAGAGTACAAGCATGAGTACAAACATTTCATACAAGATCTGTTCGTCCGTGAGCGAATCCCCCTCCCCGGTGGCTTCAACAACACCCTGCTGAATGATGTGGTCAGCCTGACCCAGGCCTACATCACCCAGACTTACTGGGATGACGACGATGACCGTCTGGCATTCACGAACGGAGTGCTGGAAGTCTCTACGGGTGAATTCCTCGAGCACAGCCCCGATCACTACATCACCTGGGGTCTGGACTTCGATTACGACCCTAATGCTGATCCCGGTCCCATCATTGAGTGGTTACTTCGCACTCAGTACGGTGACACTGACCGGGTACAAGTCCTGCGTGCTTGGTTGAAGGCTTGTCTCGTCGGCCAAGGTCACGAAATTCAGCGCTTCTTGGAAGTGATTGGACCAGGCGGACGCGGTAAGTCCACCTTCGCAAACCTCTGCTGTGCACTGGTTGGAGCTCGCAACTACGCAAGCACAACCCTCAACCAGCTCGAGCAATCCCGCTTTGAGGTTGCCTCTATCAAGGGCAAGCGCCTGACCCTGATCAACGACTCGGAGCGCTATGGCGGATCCGCGCAGATCTTCAAGGCCCTGACCGGCGGTGACAACCTCCGTTTCGAGGAGAAGAACAAGAACGTCGGTGAGCCTTTCGTCTACACCGGGATGGTCATGGTTTGCGCCAACGAGCCAATCCAAACCACTGACAACACCTCTGGCCTGACCCGCCGTCGCCTGACGATCGAGTTCAATCGCCCGCTCTACAACAAGAACTCCGAGGCGAAGGAGATGATCAAGGTCGACAATGGTGTCATAAAAGGCTTATGGAAGCATTGTTTACCTGGGTTAGTTAACTGGGTTCTGCAGATGACTGACGATGAGATGCGTCAGTACCTGCTCGACACCTATGAAATGGTGCCCTCGTTGAAGCGGGTCCGGAACGAGATCATGCTCAACAGCAACAACCTTGTTGAGTGGCTTCAGTCTGAAGTCGTTCTAGACGAAAAGGCCGTCACTCCTGTCGGCAAGAAGATTCCTGCCGCTAAGGATGCACAAGAGCGGTATTGTAACAGTAACTTCCATCTCTACGCGAGTTACGCATCCTATTGTGAAGACACGGGATCGAAGCCCGTTGGTCAGAAACGCTTCATTGCGCTGCTTCTTGATTGCACCAAGAACCAGCTCGGTCGCGACTCTGTCACCGGTTTCACCAAATTCGGTAAGCCTTACTTGAAAGGGATTGCGCTCCGCAACTCCGACCAAAAATTCAAGAACGCTCCGACCATTCTCCCGGAAAACCGACAACAGGAGTCCAATGGACAAGTATCAGAGGGAGAACTGGGCGAAGATCTACAAGCATCTTGAGAAGGTCGGGGCAACCGACAACGACTACTACATAAGAGCAAAAGCGATCACTGAGGGGAAAAAGGATCCCATCAACGTGTTCGAGCCTGTGATGAAACTAGATTCCCTTCAAGAGGATCAGGACTAGCGCCTGTCCTCTTTCTTTTTGACCCAGGTTTTGTCGCCAGGAATCACCTCGGTGCCATACTCGAAGTCGTCGTAATCTTTCTGATTCCGAAGGAACCGAGCAAGGGACTCAATGTAGGTCTTGACGAGTCGAGTCGGCATGATCAGACAAAACCTGGAAGTTGAGGGCCTGACTTGGGTTTTGCGGGAAGGCTTGGACGCTGCATGCCCCGCTCGAACAGTTTATCCATAAAAGGAGAGTCAATGTGCGGAGCCTTGATGATTGCGTTAGCGGGTGTCGCACCAGGCAAGCTACGGATCTGACCCGCAATCTCCACTTCTCCTTTCAGTGGTCCACCGAGCTGCTGCTCAACCACATAACGCATGGAGCCTTCAGGGATATCAGTGCCTGACTGCTGGTACAAGCCTTTGCGTTGCATGTAACCGCTCAGGAACTGGCCTCCGTTGGCCATGACTGCAGGAAAATCGTTGTCACCCATGATCAATAACCCAGTTGGCGCATCATTTCCATCTGCTGCTGCCGTGCACGAAGAATGCTGTTAGCAGCCCCAAGGCCCGCATCCGGCTCCTCTTCTAGCTCTCCATGGCGGGCTTTATCGCCCTGTTCCATAGCTTTGCCGCCGAAGAACTTGAATGGATCGAAGGCAGTTTGACCTTGCTCCGCTCCGGCTTTCTGCATGTACTGATCGAGAAATGCCTTGCCAGGCTCCTGAGAGATGGCGTTCATCTCATTGGTTTTCTCTGCTGCAGCCATGTTGGCCTGACGGTAAGGAGCACTCACCATCTCGCCCTGGTTGGCGTAACCGCCGGGAAGTGCCCGCTGACGGGCCTGGGGATCTGAAATCAGATCAGTGTCATCAAAACCTGCGGGATTGTACATCATTTTTCGAGTCCTGCTTTTTTCTTAAGGAAGCGCACTGCATCGATAATTTCGTCACCTTCTTTCGGCTCACCGCCGCCGTAGGCCTCGATCAGCTCCTCACCTTCTGGCCGAGCACCCATCTTCTGAATGGACTTCATGTACTCGCGTTGCGCCAAATCGGGGTTGGCTTCCGCCCACTTGGCCAGATCGGGGCGCCCTTGCTCCATGTACATCCTTTGGATCTCGGGCATGTTGTACTGACCCGCCGAACGCTGGGCTGCATACATCTTGACGAGATCTTCGCTTGTACCTGTCTTTGGCAATTGCAACTGGCTTCCAAGTGCAAGAGTCGAGGAATCAATCTCTTTTGGCTTCTCCTCTACTCTTTCTTCTTGACGCTGCTCAATAACTGGCTCAGGTCGAGAAACTTTTGATTCTCTAATTCGCTCAGGTACAGATCCGCTCAGGCCCGAGATAGAACCTCCGCCGCCGTACATCGGAATATCCCTTGGAAGCTTTGCGCCGAAGCCCAAGTTGCCCAAAAAGTTACCGATAATGTCGGTAATACTCAGAAAATCACTCCCTGCAGGGGGATAGTACTTAGGCCTCTCTGCCACTTTACCTTGGTAATCCTTTCATACAATAGTAACATTGGCTATCAGATCAATGAAACTGCTAAAGGTTTTCCCGAAAGGTTCGACAGTCGAAGTAGACAACAGCCCAAGTTACCCCGAATACAGAAGCTGCTCCTCCACGGGTTCTGTATGCAAATACTCGAGAGATATTTACAGCGCAATCAACTTTGCTCAGATGTTTGAGGACTATCACACACAGAGTCGGTAGAAAAGGGCGGTCTGACTAACAACGAAGTGAGGGGCAACCCCGATCAGGGCGGTCTTAACCCAGGCAAAACGCCTGCGCTGCAAGGGATTTGGCCTTGCGTCTTCCAAACATAGTTTTAAAACCGGGTTTTTATTTAGACGTATAGGAAAGGGGTCTAGGGGATTGTGGGATAAAAAATGAACGCACAATGACCTAGACCCCCTCTCTATAGAAAGAAGTAAAAAGGACGTTTTAAAATCATGTTTGGTGGACGCAACGAGAACCGTTGACACGACTGGGTTCTCTGGGTACGGTACGGCCCTAACCCCAAATCCCCCTCATGGAAACCCTGGAATTCTTTCGCGACAACGGCCTGATCCCCCCTGACGCCATCGTTTTCGCCAAGGCCTTCCAGGTCCTCATGAAAATCTCAGGCAAGAGCGCCTGCTGGGACCTCAACCAATCCAGGCACAACATCTTCTCTGGTTTCGTCAACAGCAAACGAAACCATCTGTTCTACAAAACGTTGGACGCCAGGCCTTTCCTCTTGGCGATGATCGGTCAATACCCGGATGAAGAGAACCGAGTGATTGTTCGCAGGCACACTTGTGATTGCAAGTTCTGCCTCAACCCGTCTCACTACTACTACGGGACGATGGCGGACGTACGGCTTGAAACGAACCAAAGGAACGGTGACGCTCTCACCCCGGACCTAGTTACGAAGATCAAATCTGTGGACCACGGGCTTTCCAATAAGGAAGTCGCTCGCAGATTCAACCTTTCGTATCAAAGAGTAAGAAAAATCCGCAGAGGCTACACCTTTGATGGGATGCCAGAAGCGCTAAGCAGCTCTAACCTCAGCGAAGGTTGGGACAACCTTGATGCCGTGCTGCAGAAGCTCGCTCTCAGCCATCCAGAAGAGGTTCGCCGGTACGAACTCGACTACCACATGGCCAACGAGATGGAGTGCCCCTGGCACCGCAACGGCACGAAGGAGCACAAGGGCCGTTTCGGCCACATGGGTGAGTGCCTGGACTGCTTAGAGGAGCTCAAGCAGGGCCGCTGCACTGTTGACGTCACCCAGTTCGACTACCGCTGGTATTGGACAGTCAAACGGTTCTGGGACCAGGTCGACGTGCGCGGTGAAGACGAATGCTGGCCCTGGCTTGGAGCCACGAAGAAAGGTGGCACCGAATCGGTTGCCTACTGCCCTTCACCCGTCCACTCAGGAGCGACTCAATCAGCGATGAGGGTCGCTTTTTGGCTGAGCCGAGGCTTCGTTGGGAAGTATCGGATACATACAAAGAAAGGTTGCGAAAAATATTGCTGTAATCCGCTACATCTTGAGGCTCGTGGCCTTGACGATGTGATTGCCCCCTCTAGGATTGAGAACATTCAGCTTAATTATGTCAACATCTTCGAGCACTTCAAGGAAGCCAACTCAAAAAACCAGCCAGGTTTTACCGAGTAACTACCATCTCCCTACTCGTCAGTACGCCGCAATGGTCACGTACGGCGGTGTCTCCGAGTGGAGCGAGTGGTTCGATTCCGAGGACGACGCCAAGCTTGAATTGCGTTGCCTCGAGAAGCGTCATAGCTTCGAAGTTATCGACACAATGGTTGACGAAGGCTTCTATCCTGAGCGGGCTATAATTATGGAAGAAAAATATCAACAATCCGGAAGGACTAACGGTCTTTATACCGGATTAATGTCTGAAGATGGCCAGATTTCTAACGACAATCCCTAGTAACTCAGGTTTTGTTAACTTTGGAACTGTCGAAGCTTATCCTACCGGAGGTTCAGGGCCTACTGCTTATGGCCCAACCTCCTACTTCGGCTCTGATCCGCTCCCTGCACAGCCTGGAGATAGCCTTTATACTCCTATTGATCTGGGCGATTTCACTTCTCCATTTCGCACGCTCACGCTGAGAAATTCTCACGGTGGTCTGAGCCGTAAGACGACTACCTTCTACAAGATCTCCACCAGAGGCCCTCGGTCTTTCCAATTCACCCAGGACCTCAGCCAGTTCAGTTACGAGCGCGAGACCAACAGGAACACGCTCCTTGCCTTCTATCGCCTTGAGAAGGATGGGCGTCGGACTGAGCTCCCGATCAACGACCTCGGCTATGTCTCGCCTGAGAGCTCGATTGACTACAACCAAGAAGAGCTCAGGCTGGAAGACTATCCGACCACCACACTGCCTAAAGGCGATTATCTATTCCTAATAACTAACGATATTAGGTATATAGAAACCACTTATTCAATCACAATCAACGTCAACATCATCGACTGGCGCTTTGTTGACGAGCCAGTCGAAGAGTCCCTGAACTTTGAATCAGTGACTGATGGCGTAGATAGCTTCCTTGACTTTGGCTCTGTAACTACTTCTATTATTTGATCTCGCCGAGGTTCTTCATGGCGTAGACCTCGTCACTGCGCTTAGCCCAGGAAGGATCAAACTCAGGCTGGTCAGCGGTCGGATCCTTCTTGGCTTTCTGTGCCTGAGCCTTTTTGAAAGCTTCTTTTGCAGCGGCAAAGCCTTCTTTACCTGCCTCCATGGCGGGGGCCATGCCACCCTGCTGGAAGGTGGAAGGAAGAGCAGTCTGTTGTGCAGCTGGCCGCTCATCCTGGCCCATGGTCACACCCATGAAACCGGGGTCCTTCGACTGACCAGGCAGAGACGCCAGGTAAGAGGCTTGCTCCTGGAACTGACGACGCTTCATCAGCTCACCGAGCTCCGCAGAGCTACCAACTTCCATCCGCCGCTCTTCAGCAAGAGCTTGGGTCTGGGCATCTAAACGCTTACCGAGCTCCGCGAGATCCTGATAGCTCTCTTGAGGCACAAAAGTCCGATACTGCCGAGGTGCAGTCGGCTTAGGCATCATGATCGTGGGAGGAGTATATGTGGGTTTAGATCCGCCCATTGATTATTTATACTTGATTTCTATACTGATTCTATCTGTCACAAACCCGTACATACTTTGGGCAGCGTAGAACCCGACGGGGGCAAGAATCAGGACCAACAACAGCTCTGCGTAGGTGATGGAGCGCCGCATGGAAATGAATACCCTTTTATCCAAGAGTTTAGCGAATTGATCTCTGATCTGTCTATGAAGGAGCTCGAGCAGCTCATGACCAATCAGCAGAAGACGTTCGCAAAATCCTTATGGGAAGCTGAAAACTACGGCGGATGTACCGAAAAAGCGAAAAAACGGCTTTCAGAAACTCACGGCCCCCAATGGTTCAAGAGTATACGTTTTAAAGAGCATTTCAGCGTCATCAGGGACTACTACGAATACGTCCTTATCTTGGAACACCAGAGACAATGGGACGGATATAAAAAAGTCGCTAAGCTTTACCAAGACTCCGTTCTCGAATGACTTCGTCTCCAGAAGAGGACTGGCTAGATGTTCTGGACCGGACGGATTTCGAGCCCGATCCCTCCACCGCTAACTCATATCAGAGTTACCGATTCGTAGATTTAGACATCAGCACAGTAACGATCGAAAACTACCAAGAGGTTCTGGTTCCTTCACTCGCTCAGCAAGTGGAGATGTTTGTTCCACCCTCAGGAAGTTTCGAAACCCCTGATCTGAGGCGGTATCTGGAGCTTGTTTGTAGCTACGAGACGAGCACTTCTGATCTTGTCTTGGGTCTGTCGCTTGCTGATCAGATCCGGATCACTTTCAGTGACATGAAGATCAGCACCATCTGTGATCGGTATCCGGACATCAACCTTGCCGAGAAGCGCAGGTATCGATGTGTCGCGGAATACCTCATTCGTCAAGGTGAGCTCACCAAGCTACGGGACGAGAATGGCAAACTCATTAAGAAAATAGGAAACATGCAGAAGGCGGTCGTGTTGTATAAACCGCTCCCTAAGTTACTGGAAACCCTAAAGCGCTCTGGGTTGAGTCATTTTATAAAGCTAAACGAAGAGAAAAAAGACAGCTCCACTCTTCAACCTTGCTAAAATTGATCATCTGGAGTCGAACATGACAAGCCGCCGTAACAAGCTTCTCGCCCGAATGATGCTGAACAGCACTGGCGAGACTGAGCAAACCTTAATGAAGCTCACTATCGAACGTATCTGCGCTGATATGTGCGAGTACTTCGAAAAGTTTTATCGCTTTGAGGGTCCAGGCGTCGTTGTTTTCAAGCCCACGGCTGATGACAAAGAGAGCATGTTCTATCTCACGGTGGACGCCCTGATCTCAGCTCTTGATGACTATCGAGATCAGGAGAGCGTTTGCGAGGTTCTTCAGGGTGCTATTCGTCGTGCAGAGCAGATCGATCCCGCTAGGGAATCGTTGTTCCTGATTCAAGACGAGAACGAGCTTGCGCTTGTCCACTACAAGCACGATGATGTCAACAGCGAATTTCTCATGCTGTGAGTAAAAAGCGGAGTTGGAAGTCTCTTCGCCACATCCAAGGCAAGATCTTCCACGTCAAGGACGATTGGCTCACGCCGATCGAATACCTGCCGCATATACGCACTGTGCTTGGAGAGATTGATCTGGACCCATGCTCAACGCATGATGCCAACCAGCAATTTCTCCAGGCTCGAAAGATCTACAACCTGGATGACGACGGCTTGAACGTCGAAGAGCCGTGGAAGGGTAAGACTTATCTCTTTCCACCGACTTATGGCCGTTGCTCTTTCAGCAAGAAACGCGGAACTTGGCGGTGGAGCGCCAGGGGAGGTTCGCATGGTGGCACGCCATCGGTGATCTGGTTTCGGCGTTTGCTACGGGAATGGAAGCTGAGGAACATTCCCGAGGCTATCTTTTATACGATCTACCCCGAAATGCTCAGATCTTGCCCAGAAATCTGGGATTTTCCGATCTGCTTCCCCAAGGAACGGGCTCGTCTCATCCATGGGGGAAAGTACTTCACCCACAAACAGCCCATGTACTGGGGCTACTTCATTTACTTACCCAAAATGGAGTACGGCTTCAACCAAATTGATCATTTTGTAGACGTCTTTTCCGATCTTGGAAGAGTCGTCACCTAGCCCTGAAAAGATTCCTAAAGGTTCCGTCGTATCCGAAGTCAAATCTCCCTTCTGATGCGGTCTCTGCCGTCATGTCTGGGTTGGCTTTATCGCGTTTTGCCTCCACAAACTGGGCTAGGAAGTCTTTTGCAGCTTCGTTATCTTCGGCTTGAATCGGTTGTCCAGGTTTACGAGTATATGTACCTGCACGACGGTTGTCGATATCGTATGCTTGGCTTAATTGGTCGTTCATCAAACTACTCTAATGCCACTCAATGAAACCCAAGCTCAGATTAGTTCGATCTGCGACGACATCAAAGAGCTCCTCCTATATAAGAACATAAAATATGGGAATTCTGCGCTCAATCCTGTCCGCATCTTTAGCAAATCAGATGAGGTAGAGCAGATTCTTGTAAGGATTGACGATAAACTAAATCGTATCAAACAAGGGTCTGGCCTTATCGATGAGGACGAAGATGTCCTGATTGATCTGATCGGTTACCTTGTTCTTCTCAAAATCGCCCTGAAGAATAAGCCGAAAGATGGAGTATGAGGAGTTTCTAGATGCCTATAGCGAAGAGCTGAGAATCCTTGACGCTATTGATCTTCTTCGACATTTTGACCTGGACGCTGTGGACACCCTAACCCAGCTGGGGGTTGGGTCCAAGTCCGATAAAACCGACGAATCACATGACCAGAAGGATCCCACTCCTTGATCTTTTTCTCTAAGTATTCGATTGCTTTTATCTGAGTCGGGGCGCCAGTGTAGGTATCGGCAAGATTCAGGAGGCAAACTGCTGTATGGCAGTTGTGCTTGGTGAAAGTCGGGATCTCCTTGTCACCCGCTAGGTAGATGTTGAGCTCGGTGCGACGGCGATCTCTCATCTGGTCCCCACCACACAACCAATATGTGTTGATGTAAGGGCTCCACTCCTTGATGATCTCCGTTTTCGAGGCGTGACGATTGATCAGCTCGAGCAGTCGAGAGTTCTTAAAAGCAAGCAGACCGACGCTGTGAGCAAAGCTAAGAACTGCTCCTTTACGGTTTCGATTGAGGGGAACATGGACGTACTCCGCGACTTGGTCAGAAAAAGACTTTAGATCTTCTTCCAGTTGTCGCTCGATTTCTTCAGCTGTCGCCTTTTCATGGAAGCCGACGCGCCTTTTACCGAGCTTCAGACTGCCGTAACCTATCCGATAATCAGCTTCACCGTAGTCCTTATACGAACCAAAACGCCCCATACCTAAATAAGTATGAGGCGTCGTATAGGTCTTGATGATTTGAATGCCGACTTCCGTAAGAAACGGATGTTCCTTCCAGGTCCGCTGTCCTTTACGGGACGTCAACGATGGCGTCGTAGCTCATCTCAGAATAGCCGTCACCGTAGACATAAACAAGATAGTCTTTCGTTGCATCGGTAACAGTCACGCCGACCTTGCCCTTACCTTTGCCGGATTGGGAGATGTTGGTGTCTTTAGACAGTCCGCTGGGTGCACTGGCACCGGTAAAGTTATCTTCCTGGAAGATCTGCACGCGGCTCACACCGGTCGAACGAACAATGTCAACCGTAAGGTCGCCAGTGCTACCAGGGTTGCACTTGAAGCAGCGGATGTTGGACGAGCGATCGAGACCAGGACCTGCACCTTCGTTGGTGATATCAGACCCAGTGCTAACGGAGAAGGTAGTACGAGTACCCTTAACAGTGCGTTCTGCCATGGTGCTTAGGAGATTTGCCCGATAGTGGAGAAATTAAATTTGATATCGGCATCGATGCCGTGATCTTTGAGAACGCCTAGGAACATTTGCTTGTCCATGGCCTTTTGATGGAGCATCTCGATGAAGGCCTCTTCGAGCTCGTCACGATCCATTGCTTGAATGGCAATTGATGCTGCGTGGATCTGAAATTCCACGTCCACTGGAAGCCCTAATGCATCCATGGTAATTCTCAACCTTAAAGGTATCCTAACAGCGCTGAATTAACTAGCAACTTGGGCTAGTCTTCATCTTCGTAGCCGAGACCAGCGGTCTGTTTTTCGAGCTTCATCTTAGGGAGTCCAGTCTTCTCGTCAATATCTTCCGGGCGAAGAACTCCTGCGTTTTCCTCGATATACCTCGCCAAGAACTCGTCGGCTGGGTTGTCGATGTCCATCATCTGAGAAACCTTTCAGTGAATAGTTGCCTATACCAAGTGCTCCACTGAAAAGCAAAGCAAATGTTAAGGCGCAGAACTCCACTGTCATGTAAGTGTTCTATCAATATATTGTACGTGAGGTCTTTCGTGAAAATCTTGGATCAGGTACTCATAGAGCACTTCATGAAGGGCGCCATCAGTGGCGTCAGTAAGACCCAATTGCTCCGTACTTATGAGAAAGACTACGGCTGGACCAAAGAGGAGGTCAATCAGGCACTTGAGTTCTCAGAATTCAAGTCCAGGCCTGACCGGATCGACTATAAATATTTCTACAACCTGCCCATAAAAGATAAGGCAGAACGCATAAAGTTTCCCTTCACACAGATGTATAAACGTGAAGACTTTTTATCAGAAGAAGAGTGTGAAAAGCTGATTGATTACATCGATCAGGGCCTGAAGCCATCAACCGTGTCCGATCTCAGGGATACAGGCAAGGTATCGGACTACAGAACAAGTAGTACAGCGAACCTTCACTACTTTGACGATGATTACTACCTATATATCGACAAGAAAATCACTGAATTTATGGGGCTTAACCCTTTCTTAGGGGAATCGCTCCAGGCTCAGAAGTACCTGCCAACCCAGTACTACAAGGAACACTGGGACTTCTTCGATCCCTTTACCAAAGAGTACAAAGTCTATTGCGAGTGGATGGGACAGCGGACTTGGACCGTCATGATCTACCTCAATGACGTTGCCTCTGGAGGGGAAACTTACTTCAAGTACCTAAAGAAGACCTTCCAACCAAAGCGGGGGATGCTCTTGGCCTGGAACAACCTTTACAAAAACGGAATACCAAACTACAAAACGATGCACGAGGCGCTGCCCCCGGTTAGCCATGACAAGTACATCCTCACCAAGTGGTTCAGAAGCTGGCCGCTTATCTAGCCTTTCTTCCCTTTCCGGGCTTTCTGCTGCATGGCCAAAGCGATCGCCAAGGCCTGCTTCCTGCTGGTGACTTTCTTGCCGCTGCTTGACTTGAGTTCGCCTTCTTTGAACTCAGACATCACCTTTTTGACTTTATCTTCCATTTCAGATCACCATTTGACTTTGTGGCTCCAGTAGCGAGCCGACATCTTGTCAGGATCAGGGTCCTGCGCGTCATGTCTTGCATAGTAAGAAGCCTTGCGGGCCTTCTCTTTTGCGGTCTTGGGGTTCTTGCCAGCGCCTTCCACGCCCTGCTGCCCAAAGCGAATGATCTTCTCCTCACCGTCCTCACACGCCTTGACCACATGAGATTTGGTCTCGTGGTCAGGCGTACGACGAGGTTTGTTGCACTTCATCCGCTCTTTAGCGAGTGCCTTGGCTTTGGCGCGGTCAGCCATATCAGACCTTCAGAACGCCTCGGTCGACCTTGCCGACAATGTCATTACGGACTTCACCCTTCAAGGCGGCGTCGCCAGCTCCAGGGACACGCTCTTCTTTGAGTTTTTCTAGGTAACCCTGGAGAAAAGCACCAGAATCACGCTGCGATCCAGCTGATGAAGAGGTCATTGTCGATATAAGGGTGGGCGTTTTCTGTGCCCGTTAACTTTATTGAGCTTGTCTTTTGATCAAGCCATAGCTTGATTTTATCAAACCTTTCTTTTGTGTAATGATCGTTAGTCTCGGTGTACCAATTCTCAAGCAAGCTGGAGCCTTTGGAACGATTGCAACCACTGCAGCAGCAACACATGTTTGATCTAACGTTGTGTCCGCCTTTGTGTTTCGGGAGAATGTGGTCAATCGTTGCAGTGTCAGGAGTCAGACCCTTTTCGCAGTAAGCACATTTCCAGTCCCAAGCTTCGAAGATGTAATGCCTAAATTTCTTTCGGGCATGTTTCGGGCTTAGAACAATGAGGTTGATTAAAAGATCTTGCTCGCAATGAAACACTTTTGGTATTCCAGCCTTGTCAAAACTGTAGGCTGCACACACTTGTATTTTTAGCTAAGCTCTGCGCCAAGGGAGCGTGGCGGAATCGGTAGACGCACCAGACTTAAAATCTGTCGGCCATTGTGGCTGTGAGGGTTCAAGTCCCTCCGCTCCTATCAATCAGTCAACCCGATGTGTTCGAAGTCATCGTGAGCAGGGTCGTAGTCCGACTCCTCAAGCAGCTTCAACACATAAAAATGAAGCCTTTCTGAGACCCATTTAAGGTCTTCATCAGAGACATCCTGGATGATCGCGTCAAGCCTCAGCTCACGAGACGGAGGATTGAGATGTTCTGAGATCAGACAGAGCGCTTTGTACCGGCCATGGTTCAAGTCACTCAGCATGTCAGATACCCGCAATCTCGAGATTTCCATCGGATTGCTTGTCCTCTTCTTCCTTGCGTTGCTTAAGGATCGCCACGCATTCGAGGGCTCCCGTTACCTTCAGATACAGCTCCTTGTCACGCATTAATGCCTCTTCAGTGGCACGAATACGGTCTGCCAATTCTTGCTGCTGAGCGCGGAGCTGCACTTCAGTATCCAAAAGGATCTTATCCATTAGCCGGAAAAACTTCGAACCAACTATAGCTTAATTTTCTTTAAAGTTAACCCAACCGACACCGCTGGCGCCGCCGCCACGGAACAACCTATTTTCGATCTCTGAGCGGCTGTAGAGGATCGACTCGCCGCTTTCGCGTGACTCTGAGGCCCAGAACCCATTCACCAAGTCAAGGCGCCCGCACGGGTCATGACAGAGCCAATGCGTAGGGCTGTAACCATGGATCAAAACGTAGTAGTTGAATCCATAAGGAGTCTTTTGTGTACCCCTGTAGGCAACCTGAAGAACCGCTGGGATGCCCGCATCGATAGCATCTTGGACTTCCAAGGGACCGATGCTGCTACTGAATGCGAAGGTCAACCCTCTTTCAATAAAAGCATGGCGGTGATCAGCCCTAAAAGAGCCATCGCCGTGCTTAGATAACATCTCTAAATAATCTTCATAGCTTTCAATATTGCCTATACCTAAGTAGATGAGGACCGCAGAAAGCGTGCAGACCAAGGAGTGGCGTACGTTATCTCTAGCGGCTTCTGTGTGTTGGAAGTAAGGGACGTCGGGTAAGTAGCGAAGATCCCCTTCCTGAACATATGGTGTAATAACTTCTTCATCTTCAGGGCAAGTCCAGTGGCTCTTCTCAATCCACCAGACACCAAGACCTGTTCCAATCTTTAAGAAACCATCCATCTCATAAAGAAAGGTGCAACTTGGGCAAAACCAGCCTTGACTGATGCTGGCTTCACCTTCAGTTTTTCCAGGAGCTACCAGTAGGCTTGTATCGCAAACTGCGCGGATGCTAAATACGTCGCCTACCTTCTTTGGTTTCACTTAATGATCGGTGGTTCGTCCTTCGGCTCGATGATAGGCGGTTTCTTCTCGGTTTTCTTGCCGTCTTCCTTGCGACTGATTCCGTAGACTGCCAGAACAGACGTCACTAGGGACGAGATGAAAGCTGCGTCGATCTTGATCTGCCCCATGTAGCTGGCAGTCAGCATCGCCAAGGCCCAAGAGAGAACACCTGCAGGCACTAAGGTCGCAAGTAAATCCCTTAGAGAAAATT